CACAAGAGATTACTAAAGTGGCTTTAGAGAATATTGACGTAGAGAATAAAGTAGCTTTAATGACACCTCCTCCCCCTTCTGGCCCATCTGAAATTGAATTAAAGATGATGGAATTGGAAGAGGTTAAGCGTAGTAATCAAGCGCAAGAACAATTAGAATACATGGCACTACTTAGTGAGTCTAAGAAACGAGAGTCTGAAGTTATCCTTAACTTCGCTAAAGCTCAGCAACTTGGTGATGCAGCTATGATTGAAGAGGCTAAAGCCGAAGCCGAACGTGTTAAGACACAAGAAGAATCTTTCCGTCGGCAAATGGAAATGATGTTTAAGCGTGAAGAACACCAAATGGATATGGAGTTTAAGCGCGAAGAAAAGGGTATGGACTTAAGTCTTAAGGCTGCTGAAGGAGAACAAAAACTCCTACAAAATGAGCGTATGGCTCAAGCCAAAGAAGAACAGATGAAACGATCTGCATCTATGAAGGAAAAATCTAATGGAAAGTCTGACTAAAGAAGATTGGACTGATTGGTTATCAATGCCTACAACTAAGGCATTTTTAAAAGCAGTAGAAGATGAGCAAAAAATGATGTTGATGTATGTAGTAAAAAGGGAGGACATGGATTCCTACCAACAAGCTAGAGCGATAGGAGTTATGTCTGGTCTACAAAAAGTACTAGACTTTGAGTATACAGATGGACAAAACTAACGAAGAAGTAGTCAATAAAGAAGTTGTAAATAACGAAGAACATCAGGAAAACGAAGTAGTAGAACCATCTCCATTAGAAGTTGCGGCACGGGAGTCTGGTTGGGTAACTAAAGATGAATGGATTGCCCAAGGGAAAGACCCCGATGATTGGCGCACTGCTAGAGAGTTTCAAGAACGTGGTGAACTCTTTGAAGAGATTCATAAACTAAAAGAGAGCAACAAGAAAACCTCTAATGCTTTTAAGGTACTTGTTGAACATCATAAGAAAGTTTATGACAACGCTGTAAAAGAGGCTATTGATAGGCTTAAAGCTGAAAAGCGAGAAGCCCTAGAAAATAATGAAGTATCACGAGTTCTTGAAATTGACGAACAAATTGAACAAGTACGTGAGCGTAAACTAGAAGTTCCAGATGTAGAGGTAGATGAAGAAGTTGGCCCTACTCCTACATTTAATCGCTGGCATAAACAAAATCCTTGGTATAAACTTACCGGAGATGATGAAGCTAGTCGATACGCAGACGTAATTGGTGCTCAATATAAGAAAGCTAATCCAGAAGTTTCGGAGCGCGATCTTCTAGAGCACGTAGAATCAAAGATTGCACGACGCTTTCCTGAAATATTTGAAAACCCTAATGGGAAACGTGGACATGAGGTTAATCCTAAAGGGGAGAACAAGTCTTCTGGAACTGATAACTTTAAGTTAACAGAAGAAGAAGAACGAGTTTGTAAAATGTTTGTCGATCAAGGTGTCATGACTCGTAAAGAGTATATTGATGACCTAAAGAAGATGCGAGGTCGGCAATGATTGTACCTACTGGAAAAGCAATTCTAGTAAAACCTGATCCTGTGGAAACTACAACGGCTAGTGGTATCGTTGTGGCATTAGATGAAAGTCAGGAAAAAGCTAAATGTGTCTCTGGCACAGTAGTAGCTTTAGGGGAGTTAGCTTTTAAAGAGTTTCTCCCATTTCAAGGTATCTTTAAAGCAATCTACGAGCCCTACGCAGTAGTAGGCTCTCGAATTCAATTTCGACGCTATACTGGTGTAGGTGTAGTTGATCCAGATACCCAAGAAGAGTTTCTGCTAATGAACGATACAGATGTTCTAAGCCGTTTTGAAAAGGAAAAGAAAAATGTCTAAGCTTGAAGAGACTTTAAAGATGACATCGAAGGCGAAGCCAGAGACAGTGGCTAAATTCAAACGTATCCCTTTAGGTGCTGATAGAGATATCCTATGGGTTGATGGGATGGATTCCAACAAACGGTACGCTTGGATTAATGACTACAACGTAGCTTCTATGCAAGCATCCGGTTTTGAGTTTGTGCCTACAGGCGCAGTGCGAGTGTCAGATCACAATCGCTATGGCTCACAAATTGGTGATGTTGTTTCTAAAGGCGTAGGGGCAGGAGTAGTGGCTTACCTTATGTGTATCGATAAAGAACTGTACGAACAGGATATGAAGGCTATTGCAGCCAAGACTGACGCACAGGAATCCGGTATCTATAGGGAGGCCAAATCTGGTGGCCTTGAAGGTTCTCTTAAGTTTGGGCGCGGTAAGTCCAATCTCGAATAAGAAATTTCCGACAAGGCCAAAATTCAATTCGATATATGGAGTTAAATTATGGCTAACGTCGATCGTCCTAACGGCTTCAAACCCGTAAAGACATTTAGCGGCGCTCCTTGGCACAGCCTAGTTCGGACAATTGGTGTAGCAGATGGCGAAGATATTTTTATCGGCGACATCGTTAACCTAGAGTCCGGTCTAGCTGATCCCGGCGCTACTAATGATACAGCGTTTCTAGGCGTTGCGGTTGGTTTTGGTAAGGTTGATGCTGATGGGCGCCCTCTTGGTGCTTTCAACCCTGCCAATCTAAACAAACGCTTTTATGATGATAGCGAATCTACTCATACTGAGTGGGTTTGTTATTATGTTCCTGTGACTGATTGCATTTTTGAAGCACAAACTGCAACTGCACTAACCCTCGTTGTGGGTGGCACCTGCGACCTAGCGGATGCCGCTGGAAACGAAACTACTGGTATTTCTGCACAAGAAATTACCACATCCTCAAACGCTGATTTTGAGGTAGTTGAGATTCCTAAGTATCCTGATAATGATCCTACTGCTGTTTGGGGCCGCTATTGGGTCAAAGTTGTGACTGCTGAACAAGCTTTCCACGCTTAATCATAGGGAGATAACAAAATGACTATGACTACAAATAGTTTTGCAAAAGCCCTATGGCCCGGCGTCAATAAGTGGTATGGGGAAGGCTATTCTGACTATAGCCCTCAATGGACCGAAATCTTCGCACAGGATAAGTCTAGCCGTGCCTTTGAAGAAGATGTTGGTATGTCTGGTTTTGGCTATGCTGTTCTTAAACCAGAGGGTAGCCAAATCTCTTACGACACTATGTCGCAAGGGTTTGTTACCCGCTACCAGCACGTCGTATACGCACTCGGTTTCTCTATTACTCGGGAAATGTTCGAGGACGATCTATATGGCGTAATCGGCAAGAAACGTGCTAAAGCGCTTGCTCGTTCAATTCGTCTTACCAAAGACGTTCTTGGTGCGAACGTGCTTAATCGTGCGTTTACTCCCACCTATGTCGGTGGTGATGGTAAGGAGCTTTGTGCTACTGACCACCCCAACGTCGCTGGTGGCACTTGGTCCAACGAACTAGCTACCGCTGCTAACCTTAGCGAAGCTTCACTTGAGCAAATGATTATCGACATCATGAAATTTACCGATGATCGTGGTCTCAAGATTGCAGTTCGTCCTAAGCAACTCATTATCCCGCCCGATCTCATTTTTGAGGCTGAGCGTATTCTTAAGTCTGATGGTCGTGTTAACTCTGCTAACAACGATCTGAATGCTCTTAAGGCAATGGGTAAGGTTGGTAAGGTAACTGTTAACCAGTACCTCACTTCTACTACCGCGTACTTCCTCCAAACGGACGTACAAGATGGTATGAAGTATTTTGAGCGTCGTGGTGATCAGTTTGAAATGGATAACGACTTCGACACTGAAAATGCGAAGTTTAAGGCAACTTCACGTTATTCTTTCGGCTGGACCGATCCTCGCTGCATGTACGGCACCCCCGGGGTGTAAATAGTGTGGGAGGGGTTCATCGCCCCTCCCCGCTTTCTTTATAGGAGCTATTAATATGATGTCAAATTTCCCTAATGGTTTCTCGAATGGTGTGTCTATTCGTGGAATCCCCCTACAGGTTCTTCATCCCGGTAAAGTGTTTTGGGTGAACAACTCTGGTGTTCTTCCTCCGTATGGTGTTGCTGGGGCTAACGGCAATGATGGTTCGTTTCTAAAACCACTGGCTACGCTTACTCGCGCTCTTGCGCTTTGTGTAGCTAATCGTGGTGATATTATCATGCTAATGCCCGGTCACGCTGAAAACGTTGCTACTGCTGCGGCTATTGATGTAAACAAAGCTGGTGTAGCGATTGTTGGCCTTGGTTCTGGCAGCAAGCGCCCTAAATTTAGCTTTACTGCGGCTGCTGCAACTTTTGCAGTAACCGCGGCTAACTGCTCATTCTATAACGTAGAGTGGCAGGCTAATTTTGCTGATGTAGCTATCGGTCTTGATGTATCTGGTGTTGCTGGTCTTTCATTTGATTCCTGCTACTTTACTGAAGCTGGTACTAATCTTAACTATGTTCATGTAGTTGATCTAGCTACTGGTGTAAGTGACATTTCTTTCGAGAAGTGCAAATGGATTACTGGTGATGCGGCTAACGATTCACACATCAACGCGGTTGCTGGTGACGGTTTCTACATGAAGGATTGTTATCTTGCTGCTAACGTAGCACAGACCTCAGTTGTTGGTCTTGTAGCTTCGTCCGGCAACATGACTAACGTCTGGATTGACAACTGCGCTTTCCGCTCCAATATTGATGGCGCTCTTTGGGTTGACTTCAATGGTGCTGCTAACAGTGGTTTAATTACTAACTGTAATGTAAGTTCCATTGACGGTGCTGGCGCTCAAGGTACTCTTGACTTTACTGGTGGCCACGCATTTAATTGTCGTGTTGCTGGTGAAGCTAATTCTTGGGGTCTTGAAGGTGGCGGTACTGCTGTCTATAACAACGCTTAATGAAAAACGCTGGATTGGGGCTGTGAAAGCAGCCCCTCTAGCTAAGGAATAACTATGGCCGATTCTAAAAAACATAATACTTTTAATATAGGATAAATCATGGCGGACGCTGTAGACACAGTCACTCTTTTACAACAGCCTAATTTATATGCTGTTAGGTTAACTAACATTTCTGATGGCACTGGTGAGTCTGCTGTTGTAAAAGTAGATAAATCTGCCATTGCTACTGCTCTTGGTATTACTGAACCTTCTAAAATTATAGTTACTCAACTATATTGGAATATTCAGGGCTTTGCTTCCGTACGTCTTTTATTTGATCATACTACAGACGATGAACTAGCTGTTCTTTGTAATAGTGGTTATCGTGATTTTACACCTTATGGCGGGTTTGCTGATCCAGCGTCTGCTGGCGGTACAGGAGATATTCTTTTAACAACTAATGGCGGTGCTTCTGGCGCTACTTATGATATTCTAATCGAATTCAAATTCTCTAACGCCACGGTATAATATGAGCTTCAGTAAACGAAAACTGGATGCTATATTACATCAACAAGTATTTAATAGTGTTGATCCAGACACATACTTACGTTCGCTAGGCCCTGCGGCCTGGTTCCGTGCTGATCAGGGCCAAACCGTCACGGGTTCCGGTGTCAGTCAATGGGACGACATTTCGGGCAACGCTCGCCACCTGAAACAGGGGACGGACGCTAACCGGCCGTCATATATCGACCCGACGATTCAGGGGACTGCCGGGTTTGGTGTTGGCATTTGCCCATCATTGCCGGTCGGCTTTACGGCGATGAGCGGTTACAACATCCCGACCTCCGAGAATTACGGGAATTACGAGTATTCGGACGGCTCGGTGATGGTGTGGATTCCGGCGTTCTACTACCGCATCGGCTCGGCGTCGTCTCCGCGCTACGCCACTTACGGCGCCAACGCGATCGACATCGC